CCGATTTGCTGTATAGGAACAACTGGATGGTACGATGAAGATAACCATGTGTTTATTTGCTATGAAAGGGATGTAAGATAGGATGTTAGACGCAATAGCAATTACTTTATTATGCTTAGGATTTTATTTAGGAGGTTACGACAGTGCAAAGGAAAAATATGGAAAGAAACATTGACTTTGATAAGAACGGATATTGCAAAGATAGGGACACATACAAAAGTCCCTATTTTGCGACTAAAGCTTTTAACAATAATGAGCACAACAAAGGGTGTAACACATACGATATTGAGAAACGCCCTATATTAAGAAAAACAGAGCAAGGTGACTATATAATATTAGGAGAAACAATCGAAATTGGATATGAAAAGGTGATTACAAATGGAAACAGTAAGAATTGATTTAAGACGTAAAGATATAGATATTGAAGCAGTAAGAAGTATTAGGAGAAAACTTGCGAAAAGAGCAAACCAAAGATTGCGTGTTTTAGAAAAAAATAAACTTACAAAGAACGCTTACAGAGTAGCTACATACTATACACAGCAGACAAGAGGAAAAGACAGATTTAGTGAAGCAAAAATGGTTAAGGCAGATATGCGATACTTAAAGCAAGAAATTCTTGAATTGGAAAGATTTTTAAATTCTGTGACTTCTACCTTGACGGGATATAAGAAATTAAAACAACAGAGATTGAAAGTTTTTCGAGAATACGGGCTTGAGGTTAAAGACACGCAAGAGTTTTTTGACTTTTTAAATTCTGAAATCTACAAACAACTTGCTAATAAAGCTATTTCTTCTGATATTCTACAAGAATTTTACGATACAGTGAAATCGAAAAAGGACGCAAAGAAAGAGGAAATACAGAAAGCCCTTGAAAAGTTTAGGGAAGGAAATATAGACACAATAGAAGAGCTATACGAAGAATTTGACTTAACGTTTATGGAGTAGATTATGGTAAAGTTTAATTTAACGGGAGAATTTAAAAATGAAGAAGCATTGTTTTACGAGGTGGAAGACCTTACCCCGTTAGATTATGCTATGAACTGTGATATAGTATATAGTAAAGCAAGAAATAATAAGAAAGCATATTACAATTATCCGAACACTTTTGATATTGAAAGTACGACAGTAGATTGCGAAGAACCTTATGCTTTTATGTATATTTTTATGTTCTGGTACAATGGAAAGGCTATTTGTGGCAGACGCTGGGAAGAATTTGTTAAATTTATTGATAATGTAGTAAAGTACAATAATGATGATATAAAGGTAGTATTTTATGTACATTATTTATCTTATGAATTCCAATTTATTAAAGATTTTTTTAATTGGAAAGAAGTATTTGCAGTTGAAGCACATAAAGTACTTAGAGCTACTTATAAGAATATCGAATTTCGGTGCTCTTTTTATTTATCCAACATGAATTTAGAGAAGTTTTGTGAAAGTGGGAAGAATGTAAAACATCTGAAACAAGCAGGGCATTTTGACTACAAAGTATTAAGAACGCCAGATACGGTTTTAACGGATGAAGAATTGACATATTGTTATTGTGATGTAGTCGGATTACATGAAAGATTATTGGAGTCTTTGGAAGATGATACAATGATTACAATACCATACACAAGTACAGGATATGTAAGAAGAAACTGCCGTTTAGCAATGCGAAAAAACAAAGCAAATAGAGAACTATTTTTAAAGACGCGTTTAAATAAGGAAACTTATACTTTATTAAAAGAAGCCATGCGAGGAGGAAATACGCATGGAAACGCTTTGAACGTAGAACAGATAGAGCATGATGTTAAATGTTTTGACATTGCTAGCTCATATCCAGCCGTAATGATGATTAAATATTATCCTGTTACTTGCTTTACAAAGGTAAAACCTACTATGAAAAGCTTTGAAAAATACTTAAAAGAGTATTGTTGTTTATTTAGGGCACACTTTATCGGATTAAAGATAAAGAAAGAAGTTCCAGTGCCGTATATATCTGAACATAAGTGTTTAAAGAAAATGAACCCTTTAATTTTTAACGGGCGAGTAGTCGAAGCAGAAGCTGTTAGTATGACAGTTACGGAAATTGACTTTGACATTATCAATTCTGAATACACTTACGAAAAGTTTGCTATTTCTGATTTTTATATTGCTAAAAGAGGAGAATTGCCAAAAGAGTTAAAAGATGAAATTATGTCTTATTTTTATAATAAAACTACTTTAAAGAAAGTTGACCCGTACTTGTACGCAAAGAGTAAAAATCTATTAAATTCTATATTTGGAATGGCTTGTACAGACCCTGTACGTGAAATAATGTTATATTCTGAAACAGTAGGTTGGGTAAAAGAAACAGAAGATATAGAAGAAGCACTTGATAAGTATTATAGTAGTTATAACAGCTTTCTGCCTTACCAGTGGGGAATTTGGGTTACAGCACACGCGCGCTTGCAATTAGAAAAATCCTTAAGATTGACTAAAAGTCATACAGTCTACGTTGACACAGACAGTAATAAGTGTGTAGACGTACCCGACAACATTTTAGACGAATTAAATGAAGAAATAAAGAAAGAAGCAGAGGAGCATAAAGCATGCGTTGATTTTAACGATGAACGTTATTATCTAGGAGTATTTGAACAAGAGGACACTTGTAAAGATTTTATAACAATGGGTGCGAAGAAATACGCTTATACGGAAGATGACGATACATTTCATATAACAATTTCTGGTGTATCTAAAAAATTAGGTGCGCAAGAAATGATTGAAAAAGCAAAAGAAGAAAACACTCTACCTATTGAACAGTTTAAAAGGGGGTTTATATTTTATAATTGCGGAAGAACAGTACACCGCTACAACGAAGAAAGACCGCACTATATTACAGTAAATGGTTGTAAGATACTGAATGCAAGTAACATTGCAATTAGTGACAGTACATACAAGTTAAGCACGACAAATGATTTTGAAAGTTTTATTGAAAATAACCTTGACATTATGATTTAATTGTGCTATTATATACTTGTAACAAAGAAACAGATTTATTAAGAAAGAACAACACTATATCTGATTAAATGGAGGAAACAACATGAACAACAAAATTATGGTAAACGTAACAGCAAAGGACATTTTTAATGCACAGGTAGGAAAAGGATTTAAAGAAGCAGGCAGCGGAAAAATTGAAGGAAAGCTTACTGGATATGCAGTTTATAACACAGAGTCTGAGAGTGAAGAAACTGGAGAAATTGAAACAAAAACAATCTCCTTAATGATTGTTGACGGAGTAATCTATTCTGGTGAAAGTATTGTAATTGCAAGCAGAATAAGACAAATAAGACAGTTCACAACAGAAGAAGAAATTAAAGCGGGCATTCCTATTCAGTTCGGCGAATTGAAAGTAGGAAGGGGAACAGCAACAACTTTCATATTGAAATAGGAAGGAGGAATGGCGGTCAATCGACCGCCTTTTCTGTTATGTATTTAAACTTAGAAACATTAGAAAATAAATTAGATGTGTTTAATATAATTTTAGGAAATCGTGGCGGAGGAAAGACATATACTTGTTTAAGAGATTGTATAAAGAATGGAAAGAAATTTATATATTTAAGAAGAACACAAAAAGAGATACAGCGTATTGCAAAGAAGAAAGTAGACGTGTCCTTATCTCCTTTTGAACCTCTTAATAAAGACTATCCAGATTGGAATTTGGAAGTAGAACCGCTTGATGATGATATATATACAGTTACAAATGGATATGAAGATGAAAAGAAAAGTGTGGGGCTTATGTGTCCTTTAAGCACCTTTGCTAGTATGCGTGGTTTTTCTGCACCCGACATAGAAGTGATTATATTTGATGAATTTAATCCAGAATTACACGTAAGAGGGATTAAAAATGAAGATGATGCATTTTTTAATATGTACGAAACAGTAAATCGAAACAGGGAACTGCAAGGAGAAAAGCCTGTACAAGTATTTTTGTTAGGCAACACAAACAATATTGCAATTCCAATTCTAGAAACACTTGGCTTAATTGAAGTAATAGAGGGAATGCAGAGAAAAGGAAAGAAATTTTATAATAACAGAAATCGAAACTTATTTTTAATGCTAATGGAAGACAGTGATTACATAGAGAAAAAATCCAAGACAGCTTTATATAAGCTTACAGCTGGTACAGAATTTTATGAAATGGCACTTGAAAACAAGTTTGCATATAATGACTTTAGCGACATAGAAGTTAAAAAACTGAATGAATACCGATTGGAGTTTACTTGTAATGATTTTGCAGTTTGGAAACACAAAAGCCGATTCGAATTTTATGTAACAAAGAATACAACAGGACGAGTAGACTATGAAAGCACAGAAGCTGAAGCTGTGGCTTTACGAAATCGTATGAGATATTTATATAATGCTTATGTTGGAAGAAAAATAATTTATCAAAATTACAGGGTAAAAAAGTCCTTTACAAATTATGTGTAATGTGTTATTATAATAATCGAGGAAGGGAACAACTCAAGGCTCGGAAAGCCGTTCATGGGTGGGAGCACCTAAACCTTCCTCTTTTTCCTAAAGGGCATGAAATTCATGTTCTTTATGGAAAGGAGGAAACGAAATGAATGAAATCGTGACAGTAGTCACAAATGCTATTAGCAATGTCGGTTTTCCAATCTGTTGTGTCGGCGCATTAGGTTATCTTTTGTATCGTGAGCAGGAATTGCACAGAGAAGAAAGCAAGATGTTTACGAGCGCAATTAAAGATTTAACAGTCGCGCTCACACAACTTTCAGAAAAGTTGGGGGGTAATGAAGATACTGAGGATTATTGATGTAAGTAATTGGCAAGAAGGGCTTGTAGATTTGGCACATCTGGAAAAGTACAACGCTGACGGAGTAATGATGAAAGCAACAGAGGGCAGAACTTATACCGATAAGTCTCTTGATAGCTTTTATGACCGATTGCACGGAGCGAAAGACGGAAAACCAGATAAGAATAAAATTTATGGTTTCTATCATTACGCAAGACCAGAAAATAATTCTCCAGAACAGGAAGCGCAACACTTCCTCGACAAAGTCGGACACCATGCAGGTAATGCGATTTTTGCTTTGGATTGGGAGGGAAAAGCATTAAACTATCCCATTACATGGGCTATTCGTTGGCTTGACTATGTTTATGAAAAAACAGGTGTTCGCCCATTGATTTACACACAGGGAAGTTACACAAAGTATTTACAGAAAGTCTTAAACAGAGATTATGGACTTTGGGTGGCACATTACGGGGTAAAAAAGCCAAACATTGGAGTTTATCCGTTCTATGCAATGTGGCAGTACAGTGCAGATGGAATTGACCAGAATTATTTTAACGGTGATGAAAAAATATGGAGAAAGTATTGTGAGGTGAGATAATGTCTAGTATTTCAAAACTCTTAACAAAAAGTGCTTCACGCTTCAATATTGCAAGTTTAACAAAAAGAGGTATAAAGCGTGTCTTACTTACACCTAAGAATACCGTGGCTTTTGACGATACGCTGTTGCAGGCTAATAAAGAATATGATATTACCTTTCCAGAGTTAAATGGTACATTACCCTCTTACATTCAAGTAGTATCTACCGCTGAGACATGGGAATGTGGATGCAGAGTTATGGAGTTAGCTGGAAAAGGTAATGCTAATTACTTTGGCATTACAAAAGAAAATAACAACGGAGTGCCTACATAATGGCTTGGATAGCAGGAAACAGATATCTATCACAGTCGGAAATGGATAACAACGCTCTAATTGTTGCTCAAATACTTTTAGAGTTTGGATGGACTCATAACGCTATTGCAGGGACTTTAGGTAATATGCAATATGAGTCTAACATAAACCCCGGTTTGTGGGAAAATTTGAATGAAGGAAACACAAGCAATGGTTTTGGATTGACACAATGGACTCCTGCAACAAAATTGATAAACTGGTGTAATAGTAAAGGACTTAACTACAAAGACGGAAATGCACAGTTACAACGATTGCAGTATGAAGTCGAATGGGACACACAGAGTCCTAATCAAGGTCAATGGATAAATCGAGATGGACTATCCTTTGCCGAATACATTAAAAGCACTGATACTCCGACTAATCTTGCAAGAGTGTTTATCCGTTCTTACGAACGTCCAGCAAATGAAAACCAACCACAAAGGGGAACAGCCGCCGAACGATACTTTAATTTGATAAAGGATTTAGTAGGCGGAAAACTGGAAAAAGTGATTGAAGCAATTATGGGAAGAACAGTAGAATACAACGGGCACGAGGGATTGAACCTTTATTCACAAGACGCTGTATTGCGAACACAAGTTTTTAACTTGCCGACAGGTCATTCAGATTGTTCATCTCTAATGTGGAAAGCATTTGAAATCTACGGTGATACCTTTATTGGAACATGGACAGAAGAACAGAGAACCCATGGTGAACTAGTTTGGACGAACACAAATCCAGACTGGCACACTGTCCCTTTAGAGGAACAAAGTAAAATCATGCGAGGTGATTTAATATTCTATGGTACTTTAGGAGGAAAAAGTGAACACGTAGAAATGTTTCTCGGTGATAATCAACAGGTAGGTCACGGCTCAGGTTGGGGTCCGACTTTAAAGGTAACAAGCAACTATAGACATCCGTACCCAGTAATGGAGGTAAGAAGATACTTATACGGGGGTGGAATTATACCACCGACAAACCCCCTTTGGAAAAAATACTTAGGTGGAATTGTTAAAAATAGGAGGAAAAAACAATGCAAACAAGTGATATTGTTAAATTAGTAAACGCTGGGTTTACGAAAGAGGAGATTATGCAGTTGGCTAGCCCAGCACAGACACAGGTTCAGCCACCAACACCGGTTCAGACACAGGTTCAGACACCAACACTGGTTCAGACACAGGTTCAGACACCAACACTGGTTCAGCCACAGGTTCAGCCACCAGTACAGATGCAGATGCCACCGAATGTGGACTATAAAATGCTTTATGAAACACAGAAACAGATGCTTGCCGATATGCAGTTTTTAAACCAGAGAATGAATGTTGGTGCACCGATTGACACCGTGGATAGCGTCATGAAGGATTTTCTTGGAGGTGAAAAATAATGCCAGCTAATGAATTAAGTATCAATCAGGTTAGTACAATTTTAAATGCAGTGGTTAAGCAGGCAACAGGAAACACAGCTTTAACAGCCGTGGACGGAAAAAATTTTGCAACAGTGGCGCAATTACCATTAAAAATTGGGTATGACCCCGTTATTTCGGCGATTTCTCAGGTACTTTCCTCTACAATTTTTTCTATAAGACCGTATTCAAGGAAATTTAAAGGAATTAACGTGTCGAATCAGAAATTCGGAAACATCACGCGAAAATTAAACATTGCAGACTCAGATTGGACAGATGACGATAGACAGAAATTGGAGGATGGAAGCAGTATTGATATGTACGTTGTAAAGAAACCGACTGTACTACAGACAAACTTCTATGGTGCAAATGCTTTTCAGCGGCAGACCACAATTTTTAAAGACCAGTTAGACGTTGCCTTTTCCTCACAGGAAGAATTTGGACGATTTATCTCCATGTTGATGAGCAATGTTTCCGATATGATTGAGCAGGGACATGAAAGTATGGCGAGAATGTGCATTCTTAACTACGTTGGTGGAAAGCTTGCTAATGCAGATGAAGTAAATAACCGTATTCACTTGCTTACAGAATACAATGAGCTTACAGGTTTGACTTTAAATGATAAAGACGTATATAAACCAGAGAATTTTCCGTCATTCATGAAGTTTGTTGTCGCTAGGATTAAAGCAATTTCAAATCTCATGACTGAAAGAAGTGAAAAGTTTCACACTAACGTTACTGGAAAAGAGATTATGCGTCATACTCCACTTCCAAAACAGAAACTGTATCTGCTTGCTCCGCAACAGTATTTAATGGAAACGTCCGTGTTGTCAGATTTATTTAACGATAAATACATGAAAATGACTGACTTAGAGTTAGTTAATTTTTGGCAGAATATCGATAAACCAGCTGATATTGATATTAAACCTATTTATATGGATAAGACTGGAGCTTTAAAACAGCCTGCTGATTCAATTGAAGAAACTCACCTTTTCGGTGTAATTTTCGATGAAGAAGCTCTGGGTTATACTACTGTCAACAGCTGGTCTGCACCTACACCTTTTAATGCAAGAGGGGGTTATCATAATATCTTCTGGCACTATACAGATAGATATTGGAATGACTTTACAGAAAATGGTGTTGTTCTACTGTTAGATTAACAAGATAGGGGGTAAAGGGGACGTTAGTCCCCTTGAAATCTAGATGGAAGTAATTTTTTATAAATTCAGTAAAAGAAAAAATAGTACGAAACAGGCTTCTGGAGGACTTTCTTACAGACACGGCACTTTAAAGGAGTTTTGTAGTATTACAAAGCCTATAATTCTTGTAGACATGGGAAAAATTCCAGATTACAATTATGCTTATATTGCAGAATTTAAAAGATATTACTACATTACTAATGTAGTAGTGGAAAGCGGTACAATGTGCAGAGTTTACATGGCTGTGGATGTATTGGCGAGTTACAAATATGAAGTCTTAAACACTAAAGTATTTGTACAGCGGTGGAGTAGGTCAAATGTTATTGACTTAGTAGACGGAGAATGTATCGCAAAAGCAAACCCTGAAATTATGATAGAAACAGGTCGCATGCCACTCGATACGAAGGGGATTTTTGTTTTAGGAATAGCTGGAAAGAATGGAGAAGAAGCAATAACTTACTTTGACTTGTCTCTAGGACAGATGGAACGTTTTAATTATTTTATGTTTACGGAAGAAACTTTTGCGAGCGTAATATCCGAAGACGTAGTTAAAACATTTTTTAATCCGTTTGAATATGTAACATCTGCAATGTGGTTTCCATTTCCACATAGTCTGCAAGAAGCAAAGAAAATTGACTTCGGATGGTTCGAAAGCGAAGAAATGAAAGGTGTTCCGTTAAAGGGAAACTCTCTTACAAGTGGAGAACTTTGGGTTAGAATTCCAAAAATGTACCCTAACGGAGATTTCAGAAACGGCACTTTTGGGCAATACGAAATATATATTCCTTTCTTTGGTACTATCCCGTTGGATAGTAACATTATTAACAGTGCAGATGTCATATCTTACAAGTTTGTCGTTGATATTGCAACAGGAAAAGCGCAATGCCAGCTCGGATACGGTGATGAAAGCATAATGGAAAGTGGAAGTGGTACAGTGTTTAAAAGAATAGAGGGGCAAATGGGATGCCCTGTCGCTCTTGCACAAAGTAAAACAGATATTATAAATAGTGCTTTTAGTGGTGTTGGTAGTCTTGCAAGTGCCCGCCCGTCCGTTGGTGGTGTTGTAAACGCTGTGCATGGGGTTTACAGTGCAGTACAGAACGCAATGCCTAAAATGGAAACAAAAAGCGGAAATGGTTGTAGAAGTATCATGGATTTTGAAAAGGACGTAAAGCTAACAGCCACATTTTATCGAGCTAATGTATTAAATCCAGAAGATAGGGGGTATATACACTGTAAAAGGCAAACTCTGGGAAGCTTGGGTGGTGGTTTTGCTATTTGCGATAATGCAAGTATTCCATTATCTGCAACAGAAGAAGAAATTGCAGAAGTTAATAACTATGTGAATGGAGGAATTTATATTGAGTAATTATCCTGTGGACTTTGATGGAATAGCACGTTACAACACTAAAGTAACCCCAAATACCGTACATACTTGGGGGACTTACAATGTAGAATTTTATAAGAGATATTTGCTTACTAAAGCAATGTCAGTCTTTAATTGGAGTGTACCAGATAGCTGGTCTTTAGACTATTTTAAAAGTTGTATTTATGTAAATGGTAAAATTTGTGTGATAAATACAAATCGTTTTGGAGTAATCCCACAAATGTTTACGCCAGCAGGATATGACATCTATTATGAGCCTAACACAGCATACATTGCTAGCCCAATTTTAGGAGAGTACACACTGGAAATAGGTAAACAATGTGAAGTGATAAAGCTAAAAAGAGATTGGTGTGGAATTATGGATATTATTAACAATTATGCAGAATTGCTTGCCGAATGTGATAAGTCTATCGGTGTCAATCTTTTAAATACGAAAGTTGCTTTTACTTTTGCGGTAAACAGTAAAACAGAAGCAGAAAAAATGAAGAAAATCTATGACCAAATTACTTCTGGAAATCCAGCTGTATTTTACAAAGACGGTGGGGAAAAGTGGGATTACTTTAGTCAGAATTTAAAGCAAAATTACATTGTACAAGATTTGATTATTGCTAAAAAGTCCATTATGGACGAGTTTAATACTCTTGTTGGTATTCCAAACGCAAACACGGAAAAGAGAGAAAGATTAGTCAAGGATGAAGTTAACGCAAACAATGCGGACACCTTTTCACTTGCAACAGAATGGTTGGAAGAATTAAAAATCGGATGTGAAAAGGTCAATAAAATGTTTGGACTTAACTTGTCTGTTAAATTTAGGGAGGGGGTAAAGCAGAATGGCGAAGATAACACTGTGGGGGATTCTGAATAATTACCCAGAAATTATTAAAGGGGTGGAACTGCCGAACAACGTGGATTACGAAACGCTGTTGGAGGTCATAATCTTTAAAGCAGGGGAAAATGAGGTCATGTACCCGAACCCTGCTTTCATGGAAACAGCAGTTCGGGCATGGTTTCGAGCGAAAAAGTACGAGTTTGATAAACTTGCAGAAACTTTGGATTTAAAATACAATCCGATTGAAAATTACGACAGAAAAGAAGAATGGACGGATAGAACAGAAAGTACAAGTAATTCCAGTACGAAAGGAAATGGAACAAGTACGGAAAGTAAATATGCGTTCGACAGTACGAGCTTTAACCCGTACACACGTACAGAAAGTTCGAACAGTGACAGTGATACTGTGCAGGGGAACGGGGAAACAGTGCACAGTGGAAAAATTCACGGGAATATTGGAGTTACAACGTCACAGAAGATGATACAATCTGAAAGAGAAGTAGCGAACTTTGATATATATGACTATATTGCAAGTAAGTTTGAAGACGCTTTTACGCTTGCGGTTTATTGAGAAAGGAGAATGATTATGAGTTTTGAAGTGTTTCCTTACACCAATTTCCATGAAATGAATTTAGATTGGTTAATTGAAAAAATGAAAGAGTTAGTAAAAGAATGGATGGACGTAGGCAAAAAATGGGAAGAAATTAAAGAATTGATTGAGAATTTCTTAGACCACGTAGCAGTAGACATTTCCGAAGAAGTTAAGAAACAGTTAAAAGTAATGCTGGATAATGGAGAGTTAGAAGCAATTATCACAAGTTCCTTAGGAATTGTAACAAGTGTAGATACTTGCGTGGAACTCAAGACATCCACAAAGTACAAAGCTGGACAAGTTATTGTCACAAAAGGATATCATAAAATAGGAGACAATGGAGGCGCAACTTATTACTTATCGGAAACTGTGTTCGAAGATACAGGAATTTTTGAAAAAACCGCAAACGGACTGTTTGCAAATATGCTATACAATAGCGTAATTACTGTGGAACAGTTGGGCGTTGTTAGTAATGCAACTGGAGACTACACGACAAAACCGGCTAATAATGCGGTAGCTTTTAATAATGCTTTAACACTTTGCAAGAGTAATTCGACAAGAAAGCATAAGTTTAAATTAGTAGGACATGGAAATTATTATGTAGAAACAACTTTGGATTTCGGCGGAGAAAATGAATCAAAAGTTTCGAACAGTGATTTCAAAACCGACTTTTCTGGTTCAACGATTTTCACAGATAAAAGCTTAGACGCTCTTATTTCTATTAAAAATGCTCAGGAAATTATTTATAATTTTGGGTATATCAATGCAGAAACTTGTAATTATGGAATTAAAATTACCTCTTTGGAGCGCTATGACTGGTCTCAGTATATTACTTTACAATGTTTAGATGTAAGAGCTTCAACAAAGTCCTTATATGTCACTAACAATAATAAGGGCGGCTGGGTGAATGAATTACACGTTATCGGTGGCTTATATCCAAATGGAATATTTATAGATTGCCCTAATAGAATAGATGAAGTTTTTGTAACTAATATGCTCTCTGGTTTCTATTTTATGGACGTGTCATGTGAAGGTGCTGATACGTGGTTTAAGTTAAAAAATGTTGTTTACACATATATAAATAACGCGAGAACAGTAGACGTTAGTAACAAATGGATTGAAACACAGCAAAATTGCAGTAACATTTATTTAACAGGTTCTTTTAGAACAGACCAATTAGCAATATCACAGGAAACGTACAATATCAACATAAGAGGCTCTTTAAATATTCCCGATAAATTTACAATAAAAAATCCTATTTATATTAAAGGTGGGTGGGTTACAGATTTTCTACCGATTGCTTCATCGCAAGGAAAAGGGACTGGTTTCATTCGAAACAATGATGTATCTCCTACAATTATTCAATTTAAAGGAGATTGTTCAAAAATTATTCTGCCGAAAGAATATTCAGACTATCTGGGTGTAAATAAATTTGAAGCGTACTTCGACAATGACTGCTCAGGTGTTGTAAGAGACTCGTACGGACTAACAGTTGTCAATACAGGAAGTTATAAAGGCAGATATGCAACTATATACTATGTAGGTGGTGCTTGGTGGATAAACTCACCAGCAAATAATTAAGAGGGCTTGTAGCCCTCTTTAATTGTATTCTATTTTAAATATTCCTAAAGCCCTTAGTTCTTCATTGTCAAATTGCCAATGTATAAGCCTGTTCTTTAGTGCCCTATACCCTCGTTCATTTATGTATGCAATCCTTGTTTTTCTGTCGATTGTTACAAATACAGTAGCGTATTTCTTATTTATCGTGCTTTTCACCGTCAACATTGTTTGCAATCTCATTCTGCAACTCCTCCAATCTACGCAATAAATAATAGTTTTCAATATAAATCAGTAATCTTGTTTGACGTAGATAAAGAACAGATAAATATGCCTAGTACAGCTCCTATTACAACACCTAACATCCTATCTTACATCCCTTTCATAGCAAATAAACACATGGTTATCTTCATCGTACCATCCAGTTGTTCCTATACAGCAAATCGG